AGTGCCGCACAATCCGCATTAGGTTTTGGTACTCACGGCCCGATAGCTTCTTGATATTGTCGTTACTCAACTGCGCAGGCGCTTGGGGTTGCTCGTCAGGTTGCGGATTCGGGCCAACGACGTCAGCGGGTTGCTTTTCCAATGGCGGCAAACCTGCTTTCTCCCGCAATTCTTCGGGGGTCATGATGGTCAGCAGGGCTTGCTCACTCAATCGCTCGGTGATTGGCTCAACAGGAATCAGTTCCATCCCCTCCACGCCGTTGAACGAACCCAAGTAGTTAATCATGCGCTCCACCTTGCGGACACGGTCGTTGACGTATGTGGCCTTGAATAACTCGTAAGCCTCCACCAATTCCTGCCTGCCTCCAAGTTGCCCTTCGGTCTTCACGCCGAATAGCATGGGGTTCACCACACGGTGCGAGATGAAGATTTCTTGCTGGATGGCTTTGTTTAGAATCTCGAATTGCTTGTCCATGTCGCTCGGAGTAAGCGGTTCCAATGTGGGAGCCTTGGACACATCGTCGTTGAACGTCACCACAAAGCGTCCAGCGTTGTCCGTGCCGCTGAATTTGCGCTTAATCTGCCTTTCAATATCGCCCTGCTCTTCGGGTGTCGGAATCCCGTTGTTGAAGTTTATCAAGTACCCGCCCCAAAAGTTGTTGCGGAGGTTGTTGTTGTGAAAATTGGCTACTTGGACATCAGCCTCTATCCAAGCCAAGCCACCCATGTATTCGGGCAGAGGATAGGACTTCACGCCTGCGGCATACACCCTGTAATAGAACAGTTGCTTTCCGATTCGGTTGTCAGGGTCAAAAGCAGGAATCTTCTCGACATCGCCAATCTTGGGGTAGAGTTGCACCATGTCGTCGTTGTACCACTCGGCCACCTGAAACATCCGCTCTTCTTTGTCAACTCGGATTTTTTCAAACGGGATGTGTTCCATCTTGGCGATAGTTCCCATCTTATTCCAATGGATGCAAACCGCAAAGCCGTTGAAAATCTCCAAGTCTAAAACGAGTTTTTCGGTGATGTCGTTCAGGTCGTCGTGTTCGGATAAGCCGTCAAAGAACTTGGCATACCTTGCCTGCTGCTCCACGGTCATCTTATCGTTCGGCTTCCATCCACCGCCTACGATGTAGTTTACTTTTCCGTTAACTATGGCGTTATGCTTTGAACTGCGGCGGTAGTTGTCCAGCAGATAGTATGGGTACTCGTTGAACGCACCATAGGTGATGTACTTGCCTGCCTTGTTCTCCAACATGACTGGCACTTTGTGTTCTATCCCAAGCCATTGGGTGAACGATTGTTTGACGCTACTCATAGGGTGTGTACAGTAAAGGTGAGTGCCGAAATCGTGATGGCATCCGAATGGTCAACAGCGTTGATGTACACCGAGAACTCTGCATTGTCCGTGCCTTGCAGAACGGTTTCGGTGAACACCGCATGGCCGTTGGTGTGCGAGGTGGTCAGGTCAGCCATCGATTGGGCAATGATTGTGCCGTTCTTAGCGATGTAGATTTTTATTTGCGCACTATTGACCTGCGAAATGACCATGTTCACCGCCACTCGAAGCATGGCCTGCGTTGTACCTGTGTAGGTTATGGCCGTGGTTGTGCGGGTAAAGTTGTAGGTTGACAAAACGCCCGATTTCATCGCAGTCGTCAACTTGACGGCTTGGTTCAGCGTTGGTGTCCAGTTCGTTGGTGTATCAAGGTAAAGGTTCGCAACGCCACGCTCTCGGTCAAGGGTTGCGGTATCGGCAAGGTCGTCGAATAGACCACCCACACGGGCAGCGGTGTTCGCCCCTGCGGCGGTTTCGTTGGTGATGGTTGCGGCACTTGCCTGCAACTGGGTGCGAGTTTGTACGCTCATGCGAAGGATGGGTCAAAGGTTGAATCGAATACCCCGACGGCACTCGCCGCATAGGGTTGGTAGGTGATGGTATTGGCGTAGGTGTTGAATGTGAGGCTGACTACCTGTACATACGCCAAGCCCGTTTCAACCACCGCAACGGCAGCAGCAACCGTGGAAGAGGTATCGTAAACCTCGTAACGATAGGAACCCGTTTCAAGCGACCCCACGGCAATCTGAAATTTGTCATAGCGTTCGGTGTAGGAAGAAAGGTTGGCCGATTTCAACAGGGTGAAGTCCGTGCTGGAGTTCTTGGCGATGTTGGTCAGCCGCAAGATATAGCGGTCGCCCGTGCTTGCCCGCTGTGTCCATGTGACGACAATCGTGTTCGTGGTGTTTGGGGATAGGTATATCATCCTTTCCTTAAATGTAGGATGCGCCCGAATTTCACAATTTGCGCCCGATGCTTCGGTAGAGTTCGGCTCTGCGCTCAGCGGTCTTGCGGATGTCAAAGCGCTCCCTCACGTCCTTGCGCAACTGCACGGCCAAGGAACGAGCGTAGTCAGGCTCGTTAATAAACTTGCGGACCGCCTTGTACCAAGCGTCTTTCTTGCCGTAGGGGATGAGCAGACCGTTGTGGCCGTGGACCAAGATGTCGGTATATGGGATGGTTTCGGAGGCGATGATAGCCTTGCCCATCCAGCCTGCCTCGACTACCTTAAGTTCGGATTTGAGGCGGTTGAACTTGGTATCTCGCAGAGGTGCAATCGTGGCGTTGATGAAGTTATAGCCTCCGACGTAGGAGTAGATGTCAGCGGCTTGGATTCTGCCGTAGTTCGCATTCTTGCCGTTGCAGGAGAGCATCCTCTCGTAGTCCACATAGACGGGGTTCTCGTTCCATCCACCGAGGTAGATTTTGTACCTACCGTCAAGCGAATGGTCATGGGCAAGCAAGCCGAACGAATGCTCCACCAGAGCAATATCCTCCTGATGTTGCGCCCCGCCAAACCATCCAATCTTGAACTTATCTTTCTCAGGCTCTTCGTCAGGATTGGCCTGATACTGCTGATATGCTTCGTAGGGTTCGTTCGGCAGGATGGTCACGTTCTTGTTGAGCAAGCGAATCTTCTGCGCCAAGTGTTCGGTCGTCGTGGTCACATGGTCAGCCAAGCGGATATGCTCACGAATCTGCTCATCCAATTTCGTGGACAGGTAGTGGCGGTACATGATGTGGCCGCTCTCCAGCACCCAGTAGTCATCCAAGTCCAAGATGACCTTCGCTCCAAAGGCCGTCAGGGCCTTGTAGACATTGCGAATTTGGTCAAGCGTGCCTTGACACCACAAGCGATTAAAAAGCCATATATCGACCGTCTTCAAGTCCTCATCGTTGACGTTGGCGATGTTGTCCACGCATACATAATCGAACTCCGTGTAGTTGTCGCCAAGGTATGCGTTCGGCATCTCAAGTCGGTAAAAGGAACACCCCGTTGGATGGGCGTTGTAAACGATGCAAATTCTCATGCTCAAAGGTACAAAAAAAAGGCCACCCCCGAAGAGATGGCCTTAACCACTAAACCATGCGGAGTATGAGTGCCGCAGGTCAAAGATACTTACGAACCGCTGATTTGCGTTGCGGCTGCAGAGAAAGTTGTGCTTGCGATGAGCAGCATTGGGTTTGTCTCCATGCCCGAAAGCGTCATCTCGTAGCCTGAACGGTCACCGAATGCAGTACCAGTACCAGCAGTACCCGCAGTTGCCTCCAATCCGTTGTCAGCCCCAAGCAACCAGTAGCGACTGTTGTTGTCTTGGACGATGACAATCAAGCGGTTACGAGCCAACAGGCGCAGTTCATTGCGGACCGCAACCTGCAACTTGTTGATGGTGAAGGTGACTTCGGGAGTGTAGAATAGCGTGCCGTTCTCGACGCTGGCGTTCAGCGTTTCAGTCATCGAAGAAGTAGCCTTGGTCAAGTCGTACTCGAAGAACGAGCCTGATGCGTAGCCTGTGAAGCCTGTTACCGTTCCGCTTCCGTTGGTGTTTATCGAACCCGTAGGGTTGAAGGCTTGGACGTAGATAGTTTTGATGCCGCCGATTGAATCTCGGCATCCGAGGGCGTAGCCCGTAGTTAGGGAGCAGGACATAGTGTATATTTTATTTTATGGATGGAACAAAATAACGGGGGGAAGTTTCCCTCCCCCCTTACACTTAGGCCAATTTGAAG